CTTACTTCACCGGTAAATTTTGCTATTGGCTCTGGTAGTTTACTTGCATCAAATCCTGTAGTAGAACCTCCTTCTATGGGTGCATCTAGCATGAATGGTACAATCTTTTGAATTGTTTTAAATGTATCTACACCTTTAAATATGCCTTGAGTAAGACCCGGAATTGGCCCGTAGAAATCTCTCATTTTATTTAAGTTTTCCATCTGCACGTTATACATATCTGGATTGTACAATGGACTATCAACATCATTAAATGCAGGATTAGGAATAATTTTATCTATATCTGCTTGCGATACACCCGCAGATATTAAAGTATTAGTCAACTCACTAACAAATTCACTTTCTTTTTTTTGGTCTTTTAATTTTTTTCTTTCCTCAAATGTAGCGGCTCCGGGTTGTGTTGCTTCTTCTATTTGAGTATCAATGTCTTTTTTAAGAACAGGGCCCATATACTTTTTATTAAAGTAATTATCTTCAATAAGTTTTTGTATTTCAATATCTGATTTACCACTCATGTCTATGATAGCACCATTTGTATCAAATAAATCTCTATCGCCTGTGTAAAAACCTCCGAATATATCTTTATTACTAAAATCCATATTAATTACCTGTAAACCATGATGATTCTGCTACGTCACTTATTCCTATTAATTGACCATCTTTACCAACATTAGTAGGCCCCATTAATCCTTTTAAACTATTGAATTGACCTAATACAGAATTTCTTTCTGCATCTGATAGTTCGCTAGCTTTTTTTAATCCACTAATAATGCTTTTTGTATCTTCTAAACGTTGTTCGTCATCTAAAGGTAGTGGGTTAGCTTGCCCATTACTCATAAAGAAAAATTTAAATCTATTATCTATTGCTTGGTCAGCATTTACATTTAATATAATAGTCTCTGTATTTTCTGCAGTTAGATTTGAAAGGTTGTTTCTTTGTGCCATACCGCCTTTAAATACATTCATTATAGCTACTTGGCCTTTTGAAGCATCATTTGGGTCTATGTTTACGATAAAAATTCTACTACGTAAATCTTTTGTTGGTACAAATCTACTATCAATAAATGTATCATCAAACCCACCATCTTGAGGGGCAAGTGTAAGCTCTGTTTGAAATGCATTGGTAAACTCTGTTATGTTAGTTTCATTGTTAAGACTATTAGCTGAGTTTAAATTAATACCAGTTTTTCTACGATAATATCTGTCATATAATTGAGATGCATTTTTACCTTGAACACCATGCATTATTAACAAATCACTAGTTACTAGAGGTGCCTCTAAGAATTTTTTTAATGATAAAAGTCTTGAACGTTGTGATTCGTACGTATCAAACGCACCACCTTTTATTGCTTTTAATACTAATGCAAAGTCTTCGTTTGAAACTGTTCTACCACCAGAACCACCTTGAAACGCCATAGATACTTGATATGCTAAAGCTGTTTGTGTAAATTCTGTCATAGCGTTTAATACTATGCTTTTATTTGCATCATTTATACCCTCACCTGTTAGTATACCATCTATACCATTAGATAAGTTATTTAATCTATTCAAAGTTGTTTGTGCCCAAGTGCCATAAGCACCGCCAGTTTGTCCTGCAAGGTAGTTTTGTGTAGATGTAATACCTGCTCTTAGACCTTCAAAAGATGCAATAAAGTTTCTTACAACTTGGTTGTCTGGTAAGCCGTAACCCTCAGATATATTTAAAATATCTAGGTAATCGTCTACTAGACGAATTGCTTGGTCAGCCGCTTCGTTTCTATCTTGAGCTTCACGTAATTCTTTTTCATCTAGTGTATATTGTGTTTGAACCATGTTGCCTTGATTAACAACATTCTTTTTAGTAGACATGAATAAAAACAAGTCTGCTACTCTAGCTTCATCACCTTTAAAAAAGTCTGTTTGAAATACATTACCATCAATGATAACGTCTTTACCTGCAATATAATTAGATAGATTAGCTACATCTGCATTTGTTGCTGTGTTTAGTTTGGTAGCAAATGGTAATGCTACAACAAGAGCTTTTGCATATTCATTTACACTATTACCATCAATTTGTATTTCGTTTTTTAACATATCTTTTGACCTACCATCTGGGTCATTTATCGTCATAAAATCTAATACTTTTTGTAATTTATCATTACCAACTTCATCGTTGTTTAAACCTATTAGTGATGGTGTTATACCTTCTGTAGCCACATTCATTGTTAAATCAACATCATCTACTTTTGTTTCTACAGATACAATGTCATTTATTTTGTTGTCATCACCGTGTAGCTTTGCTATCTCCACTTGTTTCTTTTGACCTAGATAAACATCAAGTGCATTAGCAAATTGAGGTATTTCTAACAAACTAGCAAATTGTGACTCAAGATTAGGATTTAGTGTTATTCTTCCTGCATCTGTTTCTACTCTAAATTGTTTATCATAATTAGCAATTGATGTTATAAAAGCACTTGTTAACGATGCAAAATCATCGGTGTTTTGTGAAAAGTATTCATTAAATTTAGCTTTGTTTTCTACGTATTGAGTTTGTAAATCAAATAAAAATTCAGTAGGATTTTTGTCATCTGGTTTTTTAAATTTAAATACAGGTTGTTCTATTAAACTATTTATAGTATTTGCATCTAAATCTTTACCATCTAAACTACCATTTTGTACTAAACCTAATAATTGTGTGCTAATATTACTACCACCAAAACTTAAATT